TCTACCTTCATCAATAGCTTTTTGCTCATCATCTTGCAGTTCCCAATAAACAGATATAGGTGGTAGCTTCCCTGCCATTGCATCAGCTAACCAGTTATCACTAGGGACTAATACCATAGCTGGTTCTTCTGGGTGATCAGGATCTTCATATATTACTCTATAAGTTGTCATTCATCACCTACACAAATTAAATCCATGTTGAACGCATCATCTTGAGAACCATCGTCATGATCTACAGAAAATACAGGTACGTTAGATGTTGTCTTATTACCTTGAAAAGAGTTATGATCATCACTGTCAGATTGAGAAGGATAGTCTGTTATATTAGCACCTGCTGTTGAAACGGCTGTGTAAGTAGTAGAGGAGCTAAAACTGTTACTGTAGTTTACTCTATAGCGACCTACTCCCATGTCAGTAACCGTAGACACATTGCCATCCCCACGTACAGTTAAAGTACCAGTGCCTTTCCAATTACACCAAACCCTAGACAAGAAGATTTTGCCTCCACCTGTAGTAGCTTCTTCGATGTTATTTACTTTTAATGTACTCATTTATACCACCGTCCATACTTCGCCATTACCTACTGTAACAGTAACCCCGTTGTTAATTGTTATAGGTCCAGCAGACATTGCATTTTTATTGTTTGTAATAGTATAATTGGTTGTTACAGTCTGTCCGTTCTCAATAAACACTTGGTCACTTCCGCCTCCAGAAGCAAGTTCTCCCTTTTGACCCTTTTGACCAGTCGATCCAGTTCCGCCTGTACTACCAGTGTTGCCAGTTTGACCCTTCTGACCCTTCTGTCCAGTTGAGCCTGTACCTCCAGTAGAACCTGTTTGACCTTTCTGGCCTTTTTGTCCAGTAGAACCTGTAGAACCTGTACTACCAGTAGAACCTGTTTGACCCTTCTGACCCTTCTGTCCAGTAGAACCAGTAGAGCCTGTACTACCAGTATTACCAGTACTACCTTGCGCTCCTACTTCACCTTTTTGGCCTTTCTGACCTTGAGAGCCAGTACTACCAGTTGATCCTGTAGAGCCTGTTTGTCCTTTTTGACCCTTCTGTCCCTTTTGTCCAGTAGAACCTGTACCTCCAGTTGAGCCTGTAGAACCTGTAGCTCCTACTTCACCCTTTTGTCCCTTTTGTCCAGTAGAGCCTGTACCGCCAGATGCACCAACTTCTCCCTTTTGGCCTTTCTGACCTTGAGAGCCAGTCGATCCAGTATTACCAGCTACACCTTGTATACCTTGTGCGCCAACCTCACCCTTTTGACCCTTTTGACCAGTCGATCCGTTAGATCCAGCACTACCTGTAGCTCCTGTAGCTCCTGTAGCTCCCACTTCACCCTTCTGACCTTTTTGACCAGTAGAGCCAGTATTACCTGTAACCCCAACTTCACCTTTTTGACCTTTAGCTCCAGTCGATCCTGTATTACCAGTTACACCGACCTCACCTTTTTGTCCTTTAGCTCCATTAGCTCCAGCACTACCAGTTGCGCCAGTATCACCTTGAATACCCTGAGAACCAGTAGCTCCAACTTCACCTTTCTGTCCCTTCTGTCCTTGAAGAGCAGTGGCAGTAACAGTAGCTTTTTTCCAAGTACCAGCAGAAGTATCATACGACACAATAAGGTCATCAGACGCTGGAGATGCGCTAGTAGATAAACCTGTCAAGGCTGTAGGTAAAGCTGTGGCAGTAACGTCTGCATTAGCAGATACGTTATCTAGTTTAGCCCCATCAGCAGATACATCTCTGCCATCGACATTGCCTACGTTTACTACGTTTCTACTGTCGTCAATTACCTCAGTGCCGTTTATTTTTACTGCCATCTTCGTGTACTCACTATTAGCTTATGTTATTGTTTGGTCAGTCTGTACGTCATTAGTCACAGACAATGTTCCGCTACTATCGAGTTTGAATTTATTTGTTCCACTATAAGCGAAGTATAAAGAGCCTCCACTTTCAGTTATAGTCCAGTCACCAAAGTCTACTGTTGTAGCATTAAGTGTACCTGTCATTGTGTCGCCAGACTTTTGCACATATCGGGTGTCATGTGTGTGGCTATCATTGACTACTGTAGCTGTTATATCAGCATCTGCACTTCCGTTAAACGACACTGATCCAGTTACATCTCCACTAAGGCTAATAGTTCTAGAGTTAGCCAGTTGAGAAGCACTAGATGCAGTACCTGTAACATTTCCTGTTAGGTTTCCTATTACAGCATCTACTTTTATAGTCCCGTAGGAAAATGAGGCGTGACCAGTATCTATAGTACCTGTAGGTTCTGGAGCATACTCATCAAAGAATGTCCAGTAGTTAGTAGATACATCAAAGTAAGCACCTACGTGGGTATAACCAACACCAGAAGTACCAGTATTACGGTTAGATGCTATACCAGTATCTACGTTAACTGGAGAGGCTGTACCAGACCAGATGTCGTTTATCGTGTGACCTCTAGTGGCGTTAAACTTTACGCTTATACCGTCTTCTAAGGCTTGATCGTCACCTGTTATTTCAATCTCTGCGGATTGTGTAACAAAGTTATCTGTTGACCATCTGAAGAAGTCTTCATCTTGACCCTGATGCAATGTAGTAATCTTGACCTTAAAGGTCTTGTTGGAGCTAGTACCTTTATAGTGACCAGTAAGAACTGCATCGTCTAAACCTGTACCAGTGTGAGTTGTATTACTTTCTCCGATAGTATCACCAGAGTTGAAGTAGTTAAACGCACCAGATAGAGATATGTTGTTACTGTTAGTGATAGTCTGAGTACCGTTAACAGTTAAGTCACCATCTACAATAACATCAGCGTCAAAGTGTGAATTACCAGTTACTCTAAATACTTCAAATGTATGATGTTCTACTTCTACATAGACACAACCGCCTGATGCAGATGAAACCAAACATAAGCCAATATCTGTAGCAAAATATGGATATGAAGGTGCGGCTTCCTGTAATGTCCCAGCTGTTACACCAACATGAACTCTTTCACCAGCAGTCAGAGATGATGTATCAAAGAAAACAATACCACCAGTTACAACAAAACCTGTTGAACTATCAGCTATATCTGTAGAAACAACGCCTACTGCATAGCTAACTTCAACTGTACTAGAAGCACTTGCTGGTGCAATCGTAGGTATAGAACTACTTTCACCAGTTAGATACACTGGCGTTCCAGCCGTAATGGTTGACCCAGTATCGTTGTAAACACGCAATAGGCTATCTTGACCTGTATGTACTGTAATTCCGCTATCGCTATTATAATATGCTAAACTGTCTCTTGTTTGATCATAGAAAACACGACCTTCAGTATGAGAAGGGTTTGAAGACGCTGTTTTAAGGTCTAAATATTCGTCAAACTGTGTGCCAGTTACATTTCCATCCGCATCAAGATAGTTTGCTTTAGATGAAGGTTGAGTTACAAATACAAACTTCTCTCCAGCTGACCAACTAACAGGGTTATTACTGTTAGAAGATGATAGTATTGTTGTACGTGCTAAAGTGGTTCCAGAAGCAGTGTACGTGCCAATACCAACTTCCCAGTCGCCACCATCAGTAACAGCATAGTAAGTAGTATTACCATTACCGATAGCAGAAAAGGATTGAAAACCATCTTCAGCACCTGCTAATGTGTAAGTCCCAGTACCAGTTGTAGTAGTTGTTTCTTTTACACGATCTTTAATAACAAGTGCCATAGTTTATTCCTTAAGTTGGATCAGGGATGCCAATATCAAATGAAGCCAGTGTAAATGTGTTACCACTTGTAACTGACTGTGATGCTGTAAGAGCCGCTGTAGCTAACAAACGTGAGTTGTTAGTATCTACTAAAGCGTAGTGAGTAACTGTTCCTGTACCTGTAATCGAACCATCTGAAATAGCTGATACAGTTACTTTACGTCCACCACCAGTACGATCCGAAGGAGCCGCGATGGAAAGTGAGGTAGAGTTACCTAGTGTTAGTGTAGATGTAGCCTCCGCATAAGTTGTAGCTTCTGCTGAAGTTACGTGGACTACGTTTGCTTCTGTGTCTAATGTAGTCAAACCATTATCAAACACTCTGTCATTTAGAAATGCCATTATTCTTCTTCCTGTTCTTCAAGAGCTTCTTGCTCTTCTGTTTCTGTTTCCCTATCGGGGTCATAATTTAGGTCTGCTATATCCATAAGGTTTTGTATAACTTCTGGATGATCACTAACGCTAATATCTGCGCCGTTAAGGTTACGCAAGAACCCTGCAATCTCACGTAGGTCGTGAGGTGCGACATCGCCAGCTTCAATAGTCGGCATCAACGAATAGTCCAGACCGTTCAACTCCCATAGTCTCTCGACTAATTGCTTATTGAGGACATCGACAATTTGCTGGATGTAACTCTCAAGTGCGCGGAGGAACAAGTCTGTCTTGCTCTTCGACAAAGCGTATGAACCGCCTTGACTACCAAGCATTAGGAACTCTGACAAGACACTCCTAGCGATATCGTGTTGATACCTTTTTACTATGGGGTCAATGTCGATGTTCCTAGAACCACTTGAAGACATAAGCTCCACATCAACTAACCTAATATTAGTAGGACTTCCATCCTTATCAGGGTAAGTATCTGAAGGAGTAATTATGTAACCTTGTTCATTAAACTTAACGTCACGTAGTATCTGCTCAAGATTAGACTTAAACTGTACTTGTGATGATGTAGCATCTGGGGATAGGTACTCCGATGGAATACGTGCTACTGGAATACCTGCTAACTCTCGCTCTACAGCAATCGCTTCAATAGCTTGAAGGTTATTAAGGTACTCATAAGAAGTATATGCGTTACGCAAGATAGAACGACCACTAGGATCTCCATTAAGGCTAGTAGTACGATAGTACAAGCTCTTACGAGAAGGGATATAATGTTTAGTAGTACCTGCATAACCGCCATCCTGATAAACACCTTGTATATCACCAGTCTTGTTATCTACATCAAACCTAGATACTGTCCAAGGTGCGCGCATTGCTATCTTACGTACACCCATTCTACCGTCAGTATACTTAGATCTCTTCTTATCACTTGACTGAGTAGGACCAACTCTACGTTTATATACTACTTCGAACCATGCAAAGCCATACGACAAGCAAGATAGAGCTTCAGCTATGTGATCGTCTAGCGTATGATCCATATCACACAAAACACTCTCAACAAAGTCAGCTTCGCGTTTAGCTTCCTCAGAATCGTCACAAGGACAAACTTTTAGGTCTACATCGCGCAAAACCTGTTCCGTAGCGTACATAACTGCACCAATAGTACTATCATTATCACGCATTTCACGGTACTTTCGTATCGCTTTTTTGCCTCTAAGTTCTGGTAGAAACTCATCGGAACGTATCTGACCGTTAATTGTATTTTCACCAGAGATACCTAGTATCGCTGTCGATTCCGTCTGTGAGAGTTTCTTTACCATTTTACTTTAAGCCTTTAGCGTTAGAATATGCCAGAACTAGCTGTGGTTTTGCATATCCGTTAAGTGATAGATCCGTTATAGCCCATACCATAGCATCAAGACGGTCTGGTGAGCCTGTGGACCCTAAAGGTTCCCACTGTACCATCTGATCCTCTAAATCATTCAATCCTTTGACGTGTTTGACTTTACCTTGCTCATATAAAGCAGAGACAGGTTCAGCACGAGCCATTTTGCCTCTACTTGCGTGTACAAGTTTGACTGGCACGTTTTCGTCTTCAGTGTGCAGAGTGTGACGCACCATATCTCCACCTTGGTTCTTCTCCGCTACTATGCGGTCAGCCATGTGTTTACGATATAACTCAATGGCTTTAGATGCCCATTGTTGCGGTGTGTAACGATCAGTGTGATCTTCTAATACGTAGGCTACTCCATTAACATCTATGCCAGCGACAATCATACCAGTCATATCACTATCAGTATTTGATGTAACCGCTGGGTCAATCGAAACTATGATACGTGATAACTGAGGAACTTCGTCCTTGTCTATCTCACATGAATGTAGGAGTTTCCTATTCCAAAGCGCACCTGACGCTTCGTCTAATATCTCTGCGTATAATTCTTGCCTACCAAGACGTGTGCCTTCGTAAGTCTTCTTAATTGCATCTAAGAAAGTACCTGCTAAGTTAGCCGCATTATCAAATGTGCTACCCTTACTGATGTATGTCTTCTCATCAGCAATTATACCTCTTAGTAGTTTTGTTGTTTTGGGGGTTGTTGTTACAAAGACTTGTGGCTTACGTCCTAGACGTAGACCGAACATCATCATGTCCCAAGTCTCTTGTGCATTACGCCAAGCGCAAAGTTCGTCAGTCCAAGCACTGTAAGCCTGTGGACCACGTAATCGTTCTGGATCTTCAGCAGAGAAGAAAACAGCCTTAGCTCCATTCTCCCATGTTAGTGTACTATTAGTTGGCGACCAAACAGGGAAACCTATATGTTTACCTCTATATGTTTTATCACCTTTCCAGCAGACGTTTAGAAGTCCACTGTCTCCTTCTACCATAACTCTTCTTACATCACCTTTAGTTGGTGCGACACAATGAACAATCTTGTCACCCTTCTTAATTCGATGTCTTACCCATTCTGCTCCAGCGCGAGTTTTACCCCAGCCTCGACCAGCTAATGCTATCCATGTTGTCCAGTCAC